GCTTTTCTTGATTTCCTGAATTCCTCAAGATAAATGCGGTCGGCCTTGGCTTTGGCATAAAGTGGCGCTGTATCTATGATGTACTGAATAGCTTTTGTTGGTTCGTTCATGGTGTATTTTTTAGCTCCATAAGGTCAGCGCAAGCGTTTGCACCCCAGCTTGCTCTTTCTGTCATCTCTTTAGATAGCTCCCTACACATTGTTGCGCACCGCTCTCGCTCATGTTCAGCAATTAAATTAGCGAATTCTTGCAATAACTTGAAATTTACAACTTCTTTTGTCTGATACCAATGCGGTAATCCAACTTTGTGTGCGAATTTATATATTAAATCTTCATTCATATTATTTCCACCACATTATTATTTTTTGATTTTAGATAATCTCTAGTTTTCTGAATATATCTTTCAAATTCAGACCTAGAAATGCTTGATTGTTGGAGGTCGGCAAACTCGATCAGCTCTCGAACCGCTTGAATACCCTCGCCTGTCAATCCCAAGCGCATCGTTGATTGATACCTTTCGGCTGCTTCATAAAGGGATTTTTGAGCCTTTTCACAAACTGGTAGCACCTCTGGCCCTACTCCAGCCCTTGCCATCGTTTCTGATAGGTTCAAAACCTCGGTTAGCGTATGCCAATCCTGAATTGTCCCCATGCCCTTAGTTATCGCTTCTAGGGCTGAGTATTCCATTACCCTAAGTTTGTCTAGTTTGTCTCTGTCGGTAATGCAAGCGCCTTCGATTGAATGCTTGATTGGGTTGAGCAACGCCCAGACCTTGCGTTTAACTTGCTTCCTCATACTGATTCTTGCTTGTAGTTCAGTTTGTGATGTTGAAAGCGCATGGCGGCTTCGATCTCTAGTTCTTTAAACTGCTCGTCAGACAACAAACCAATGACATCACGCCCATTGAACCAAATCTCTTTGATTGACTCGTTATAGGTTGTTTCTCCATCGTTTTCATACTCATAAACGATAGTAACAATTTCGCTGCCTGCACCTGTGGTTGTGTCAAATTCCCATGTACTCATGATTCACTCCTGTTAAAAACTGTTAATTTACTCTTGTTAAACAAAAAATCTATTAGGGCTTACCCTAAGTCTTCTTTCACCATAACTTCGACTGCTGGTGTTTCTGCATAAACCTTGGTCACATGGAGATTGACCACCTGTTTGTCATCAAGGTAAACAATGTCGTTCATCCCATCCAAAAAACACTTTGCTATGTTGTCCAAATCAGGTTTCTTGGTTGGCTTGATTATTCCTTCCAAGGCATCTTTACGTTTCTGCTTTGAATAGGAAGCGGGTATTCCAACTCTGATATAAATTGCGACTGTCATGGGAGTTTCTAAAGGCTCTGAAGCACCCATAGCCGCTTTAGCCATAATTCTGATTTCATCTTCATAGGTCTTTGTCTTCTGTGGGGTATAGGTAGAGGTGAATTTACCTCTTCTAGCAAACCTTGGTCTACCCTTGCCTACTGGCTCACCATATACGATATATGTCAACATGAAAGTCATTTCAGGATTCTCCAAGCTGTTGCTGCACACAAGGGGACTTGGGCGTTTCCAATGGCTTTAAGTCTGTCCACCCTAGCGGGAATCCCATGAGCCACTCTACCCACGTTGGGTTCAGCTGACCACCATTTCCTGCTCCCATTAGTCGAGCCTCTTCGACTGTTGTGTTTTTGTTCAACAAATCCCAACTCCCACTCCCGCCACACATCCCTTTCGTTCTCGGTGTAGGCCAAGTTAGAACTGCTGTCGAAAGTGAGGTTTGAGTCCCTTTCTTGCCATGCCTGCGAATTTGTAAAACCTGCCTGGCCTCGCTGTGAACTGGAGTTGGCCAATTTGCCGACAATCCACATTCTGTCTCTCTGGTGTGGGGCATTAACATCGGCTGCTCCCATAACAGTCCATTTACAGTCATACCCCATTTTGGTAAGGTCGCCAATGACTCTTGTTCCTCCTCGAGTAGTGAGCATTGGGGAGTTTTCCACGAAGACGAATCTGGATCGTACTTCGCCAACCACCCTCGCCATTTCTCGCCACATTCCGCTTCGCTCTCCATCGAGTCCATCACCTTTTCCTGCGGCTGAGATGTCTTGGCATGGAAACCCGCCAGATACAACGTCAACAATTCCTCTCCACGGCTTTCCGTCAAAGGTTTGTACGTCATCCCAAATCGGGAAAGGCGGGAGAAGCCCATCATTTTGTCTTGCGCACAGTACGCTAGCTGGGTATTGCTCCCACTCGACTGCACAGACTGTTCTCCATCCAAGGAGATGTCCTCCAAGAATTCCTCCACCTGCTCCTGCAAAGAGAGCGAGTTCATTAAGGCTTTGCTGATTAACCATGACATTCCAAATATCCTATTAAATTTTTGAATAACTCTTTGTTGTCAATGCAAAGACCTAAAACTGTATTACACCTATTGCAAAGAATTCCTCTCACATTTCCTGTTGCATGGCAATGGTCAACATGAGGAGTGTTTTGTTTATCAGTCCACTCCAATGGTTTTTTACAAGTTGCACAAGATTGATTTTGTGCCTCAAATTGCTTATCAAACCAATCAAAAGCGACACCATATTTCCTAACAATTTCCTGTTTATGATTTTTGCTTCTGTTCTTTTTGCGATAGGCAGCCACACGATCAGGATTAGCTAAACGCCATGCTTTAGCTTTTGCTCTCATGTACTCTGAAGATTTGTATTGCTTGGTCATACCAGCACCCGCGAATAAAGCCAACTCATTCAATTTGTCCTTCTTTCATTTGACGCATATAAAAACGGACTCGATCTCTTGCTCCAGTTCCATAGATTCTTTCGCAACGCTCAAGCCTGGCACGAACAAAGTCGTTATCTCTGGTTGTCTGCCAAGAGTGGAATATTTCCCTTGCTTCGGCTTTCTCCAGAACAACTCTGTCGCTCTCATTGGATATTGTTTTCCTAGAAAAGAACATAGGGGTTTACTCTAGGTCGCCAGTAAGCTCTAAGGCTTTGTTTATCAGGTAAAGCGGAACATTCTTTCCATCCTTTACTTTGTCTAACAGGATCATGGCTTCAAAGTAGTTCATGCTGTTTTCCTTAACTCTGCCATCTTCGCCAATACTTCAAGCGGGATAGGTGCAGCCCTCTTGTCATCTTCTTTTATCTTCAGCAAAGCAGGGTCAGGCTCATTTGATGGTGGAACTGTGACCCTACCAATGTCAGCAGGGTTTGCTTTTTTCGCAACCCAATCTGCTTTGAATGCTTGCCAACCACGCAGGCAACATTCTTCTAATGCTTTCTCAAGAGTCCAACCTGCTTTTTCAGCTTCTGACATCAAACCATCTAATACTCGTTGAGTCATAGGCGCTCGCTTGGCTTTTCTCAAAGTAAGAAAGTCTTGCCAAACAGAAATAGAAACGCCTTCAGGCGGTGCAACGCTAGTTGCCTTCTTTTTCTTCTGTTCTGTATCTGTATCTGTATCTATAGCGTTACTTGGTCGTTTCTGTAACGTTTCATCAGCGTTACTTGGATGTTTCTTTTTATCACGATACTTGCGAAACCGCATGGTGCTTGAGTCTGAGACAAATTGACGTTTGTCCCAGTTTAATATTTTCCAATGCTTATCAATGAAATTCTTGTTGATAAACAATTGTTTTGTTTCAATGAGTTCCGCTTCAGTTAAACGTAATTGAAACGCAATCTCTGTTTCATGTAACGTTTCAAGTGTTTCACTACATCTTAGGCAAAGCAACATGACATAACGTCTTTGCATTGCTTCAGGAAGCATTTGAATTTTAGGGTCGTGAGCGAACTCAGAATAGAGTCTGAACCAAGGATTAGCCATGATAAGAACCGCTTTTTAAAACACCCTTTGAGGAATTGCCAGCAGGAGAAGGGTTAACTCTTTTCGGTTGGGAGATCAGGCCCGACCTAGCTGGATTCCATAATATCAAAACTATTCTACTTTGTAAACATTAAACATTTTTTGTGAAATTGGGGTTTCCCTTAAAAAGCCTACGAGCTTGTGCATTCATCACAGCGTACTCAGCCTTACTAAAGATGCCTTTAGCGTTCCTGATATCAAAAGGATTGAGTAAGCAGCGACCTGTTTCATCTACTGTAGGCTTAACTCTCTTTTCAATCATGTGATCTGCCAATGTGTACTTAGCTAAGTTATGACGTCCTACTTTGACAATCTCAGTAGTTAGTTCACCCTTGTAGCGTAATTTCTTTGCTGTTGACAAAACAGTAGCCTTTGGCATACCAGTTAAGTCTGCTATTTCAGAAGAGGTTAGAGGGCCATTCTGTAAAGCCTTAATGAGTCTTTCTTGGGTCATAGTTTTTCTAGGTCAATTGGTTTGTTCAGGTGAATTTCAAGAGTCCTGGCAAGCAAAGCTGTTACAGCCGCTGTGAAGTCCTCTGGATGATCCACATAGACACTAGCCATGCGATTAGCGTATCCCTGTAGGGTTTCCGCACAAGTTTGTTCCATTTGTTCGATGTTCATGTCAAACATAATAATGTTGTTTTTTTGCGTGTCTATTAGGGTTTTCCATTACAATATTTTCATCGCTTGGAGGCGATAATCTAGTAGACCCAATAGAGCAGTCTGCATGGTACTAGCCATGTCCTCCAACTTCATTTAATCGTGAAGAGACTGTTCCATTGGGTTTTTTTTGGCTTGGAGGCCATATGTTGACTCAAGAAATTTTAAGAGAGCATTTCAAATACGATCCAGATACAGGTCATCTTTTTTGGATAAAGCAAAATTCAAAAAATCGTAGAAATTTACATAAACCTGTTGGGTTTATAGACAAACAAGGATATGTTGTTACTTGCACTTCATTGGGTGGAAAGCCAAAACACTATAGAGTTCATCGCCTTATTTGGATGTATATACATGGTCAGATAACACAACAAATCGATCATATCAATGGGATTAGAGATGACAACAGGTTGTGTAATTTACGAGAAGTAACTCATCAGCAAAATATGATGAACAAAGGCCGCCGTAAATCTAACAATTTATTTAGAGGAATTTACATGGCAAACAAGAATCCATCATCTTGGGTTGCAGAAATAACTTGCAATGGCGTTAAACACTATCTTGGCGTTTACAAAACTCCAGAAGAAGCTAATCTTGTTTATGAAAAAGCTAGGATTGAATTATTCAAAGAATTTGCAAGAACATAGGGTTTACCCTAATGTTCAAGTAAAAAAACCTGTGGCACATTATGGGTGTGGATAGGCCACAAGTTAACAGGAGTGAACAGATGCCGATACTTAATGGAAAGAAGGTCGTAGACCTAGAGGTAGATGGAGTTGATGGAAGTGATTATCCTGATTTCGCAGACGCATACTTTAGCTATGCTTGCTATGAAGATGGAACACCTCTGACAGAAGATGAGTTAGATAAACTCACAATCCTAGCAGGTGATGTTCTGTGGGAATTAGCTTACGAAAGCCTCCACTAATGAAATCATTGCTTGAAACTTACTTAGAAGAATTCTCAGGGATTCATTACTGCCAATACTGTTTAACAGTAAAAACAAACCAGTCATGCTGTTCCGATGACTTTATCGATTTCAAGTACTTTGGGCTTGAAACACAAAAACAAATCATTCAACAAGAGTTAGATAAGGGATTTAATCATGGGCGTACATAAAAAACTGATGGATGCACGAATTCAACTTCAGGCAGCACCACTCAAAAAGTCTGGTCACAATAAGTTTGCAGGCTACTCATACTTTGAGCTTGGAGACTTCTTGCCAACAATCAATCAAATCTTTGCTAGAGTCGGTCTGTGCGGTGTTGTGTCGTTCGATAAAGAACTGGCAACCCTTACTATCACAGATACAGATGATGGCTCACAGATCAATCTGACAAGCCCTATGGCAGATGCCAATCTAAAGGGATGTCATCCAATTCAGAATCTAGGGGCGGTGGAGACATACACCAGGCGCTATCTTTGGGTTTCGGCAATGGAGATTGTTGAGCATGATGCTTTAGACTCTTCTGCTCCTCTCAAAGAAGAGAAAGTAGTTATCAGTCCTACTCAGGGTGCAACAGAGAACATCCCTATTGAGGAACTAAGGTATCTTGAAGAAGTGGCAGTTGATCTGATTGCCATGTGTGAGCAAGGTGATCCCAAGGCAGCTTGGGTTAAGTTGGAGTCAGAGAACTTAGACAGCGAACAGAAAGTTGCTCTTTGGACTTTGCTCCCAAGTAAAGTGCGTTCAGCGTTAAAGAAAGCGAAGGAAATCTAAATGGAAAAGCGTGATAACTCAGGTGTCTTGTTCAAAAACGACAAGAAAGAAACAGGAAACCATCCTGATTACAAAGGCAACATCACAGTAAATGGTCAGGACTTCTGGCTATCTGCTTGGATCAAAGAGGGTAAAGGTGGAAAGTTCATGGGTCTTGCATTGTCCCCAAAGGAACAACAAGCAAAGCCTTCTGAGCGTTCTAAAGCTACGAATTTTGATGATAGCGATATGCCCTTCTAGCAAGTTTACGAAGCTGAAAGCGGATGCTGGAGGGAGATAATAGCCCTCGCCATTCGGAACACCTTGTGGCAAACAGACGTAGCGAGTAGGCTTCACCAATAACGAGGGGAAAACGGACAGCAATGTCGGACGAACGCCAGTACCCTCACCAGTTCAATAAATAGGAGTTAATAATGGATATTAAAAGTGCTTTTGACAAGATATTTCAAATGCCTGAGTTTCCTAGAGTTAGGAAAACAGACCCTGTAACATCACATGAGGCAGCAGAAGCAATTAAGCCTGTTGTTGCCCACCACTTCCAAACAATCTTAGAGTGCCTACAGACTTATGGGTCACTCGGTAAAGATGGAATCTCAGCTATGACAAACCTAGAATCAAATCAGGTTGCCAGGCGCTTAAATGAAATGCAGAAGATTGGGCTTATCAAGTTAACTGGCAAGACAGTCAAATCAGATTCAGGTCGTTCAGAAAGGGAGTGGACAGCATGATTGAAAAACCACCATATTCAAAGATTAGTTATCCATCGGTAGCAAACAAAGATTTCAAATGGTCATCAGGATCGGATGTTCAAGCTGTTTGGAGAAAGTATGGATGGACTCCTCCAAGTGAGAAGATGACACCTCCACCTCCTGAAAGACAAGAGTTCAGGAGAGTCAAATGAAGGTGACTATGTATACCAAGTCTGGTTGTCCTAATTGCGTGATAGCAAAGAATCTAATCAACTCTATAAACCTTGAGTATGAAGAAGTAGATGTAGAGGTTGGTGATAGATTAGCTATCTTGCTTGCTGCTCGTCCAGAGGCTCGTCAAATGCCCCAAATATGGGTTAATGACCAGTATGTAGGCGGTTTGGCAGGATTGCAGACTGCTTTAAAGAAGTTAGGAATAATATGATGCCTCAAATTGATATGGGTGCGACTTTCTCAACCCATAGATTCAAACTTTGCAGTAAGTGCGATACAGACAAACCACCAGAGGGTGGTATTGAGAATGGTCAAAAGTGGATATGCCAGTCCTGTTGGTTAAAGAAAATAACAGGTATTCACCTAAAACAAAACAGAATAGACGGAGGTAAACGATGAGTTACGCTAATACAGAAATGAAAGTTATCCAATGGGGTGAAGCAAGAGGAATTGTGCAAAACAGCACTCCATTTGCTCAAGCCCTGAAGACTAAGGAAGAGTTAGACGAGTTGTTCGATGCTATATCTAAAGGCGATAGAGCAGAAATGGCAGACGCATACGGAGATATTCTTGTAACTCTAGTAATGGGTGCTGCCTGCGCTGATTTAGACCTTGTAGAGTGCTTTAAAGGCGCTTACGAGGAGATTAAAGACCGCAAAGGATTCCTCAATAAAGAGGGCATCTTTGTTAAGCAGTAAGAACTGCTAGTGCCTGGTTGTAATGCTTCTCTCGATCTGCCAAACCAATAAAGCCACCATTGATCTTTTTGGTCATCATCTTGATATCTCTATTGTCGGCAAGAACATTCAGCTTGTGCGTATTCCAAAAGAAACCAGCACTCAATGCAGCATACATAGGTGTTGCAACGAGTTCTGGTTGCATAACAAAATCCTCTCCCAAGGCTTGTCCTGCATGGTAATAGTTAGCATGACCTGTTAACTGAATACAGCCACGACCCCTAAAACGATAGCCATCACCAGAAGCCTCATCACGATTACCCATGCGATTGGCATAAACCATATTGGCGATCTTCTTTGGATTCTTTGCATATTGATTGGCAAACTCTAAAGTTGGGAAACGCTTAGGCCATAACTTCATCAAAGTTTCGGCTCGATAGTTCAAATTCTCTTCCAAGACCTTAAAGTTGCCACACTCGTGACCACATTGAGCAATAAATGCTGCCTGACGAAGAGGATTTGCAATGTCAAACCGATCAAATGTCGTGTTTAACGGCCCTTCCCAAACAGGGTCAATATGCATTTGTTTAAGTTGTTCAGCGATTACCATTTAGCAAATCTCTCATCTGGTTGTACGAGTCCACACACGCATTTAAAGCGGCAGTATTCTTGTCACCTTGGGCGACTATTTCTGCGATGGCATCGATTGTTGCTCTTTCGGCATCAGAAGCTGTGTCAGTCGGTCTGTCAGGTTGACTGGTTGCTTTTGTATCTGCGCTGGCAATGGAGGTACTTGGGGTGGCTTGTACGTTACTTGTGGGGCAGAGCCGCAACTTGCCAGCACGATTGGCGACAGCAAGAGCAGTAGTCTTTTTGTTGATAGCATCATTAGCCTCCTGTAATTTGGCAGATTGTTGATTAAGTTTCTCACTCATGTTTTGCTCGATCTGACGAGCTTCTTCATTCTTCTTAGCAATGGCTATCTTCATGTCGTTATCACGCTCTAGCCATCCATAGTGATGTCCTACCCTGTAAGTGCCAAACAGGGAAATAAGAACACCAACAATCAACCAAGGTAGTGGTATAGGTAGCA